CGGCTGATCTCGCGCACGCGCGCGAGCGGGCAGATGCCGCTCAGCTCGGCGGCGCGCACGAGCGCGGCGGTGGTCTCAGCCTCGATGGGGGAGTGCTCGTTGTCGATGATGGCAAAGTCGAGCCCCGTGCGGCCGAGGCACTCCATAAGGCTCACGCTGGCGGTGTCAAAAAAGGTGCCGATCGGCTGCGCGCCGGCGGCAAGTTTCTGTTTGAGTGTGTTTTCCATGCGGATTCCTCCTCATCTTGTCTCGATGCCCCGATTATACTTGCATTTTAGCGCAAAGGCAAGCACCATGCGTGCACGTTTGCGCCCGCCGCCGGGGACAGGAGGTGAGGGCATGGAACTCGGCATTGCATCCGCGGCGGCGATCACGGCTGCCACGTACCTGATCGGGATGGCGGTCGGCATCGCGTCCGGCTGGGCCGCGACGGGCGTGCACCAAAGCGTGAAGCAGATGACAAAACAGAAGTAGCTGCGCCAACACGCCGGGGGGTGCGCACGTCGGCGTGTTGCTGCATGTGCGGATGTGTGTTATGATAGGGCCATCGAATGGATTTGGTGAGGTGACAAATGCGCGTGGAAGAATACGATCTCTGCTTTTCGCCGCCGCTGCCGCCTACGGTCTGGGGCGAGCTCAGCCTCTGCTTTGATGTGGATTTCCCAATCGACACGGTTTCTTCCATCCTTGGTGTGCAGCCGACAGAGGCCAAACGGCAGCGGGCGTGCCGGTGGAATGCATATGCGGGCACGCAGAACCCGGGATACTGGACGATCACGTTTGACAAGACCGATACTTTTGATGGTGACGTCGTCCAGCGGGCGATGCATACTTTTATCGCAGAACATGAGCGGGCACTGCGTCAGGTCCTGGAGCAGTTTCAGCCGTGTACGGCGCTCTTGACGATTTATGCTGTGGTGCATCAGGACGGAGAATATCCGTCCATTCGGCTAAACCCGTATTTTCTGCAGGATGCCTGCCGGCTCAGCGCGAGCGTGGATATCATTGTAGATAATGATTATGTGCGCGCAGAGCCGGACAATGGCGATAGCGCAGTATAGCAGCCAGAAAAAATCTCCCCGCCAAAAGGCGAGGAGATTTTTTGGTGCTCCAGCGGGGATTCGAACCCCAATAGAATTACGCATTTTCAGTGCTTATCACTTTCTGACAACACTTTTGACAACTTTCTGCTGCGTTTTACGTACCGGTTGACCTTGTTGTGAACCTGCTGTTTGCGCTTGTCCTCCAGGTCGGTGTAGATGTCCTGCGTCATTGCGACGGTTGAGTGCCCGAGCAAGTATTGCGCGTCCTTGACGTCGATATTCGCACTGTGCAGCATGGAGGCGTATGCGTGCCGGAGCTGGTGTGCGGTCGATTGGATGCCGTGGCTCTGCTGGTATTTTTTCAGGCCGGATTCCAACTCCGTTTTTGTCGGCAAGCCGTCCGGGAAGAAGATGAATGTCTCCGGGTCATCATAGTGCGGCAGAATCTCGATGACGTTATCCGGCAGGTCTAGGTAGCGCACGCCGGCTTCGGTCTTGGGGGCTTTGAGAACAGGCTTTCGTGTGTCAGAATATGCAACGGCACGCGCGACGCGTGCAGTCCGCGTATCGAGATCAATATCTTTTTGCTTCAGTGCAGCGGCTTCTCCGCGGCGCGCTCCCGTGTATGCCATGAAATACGACATTCGCGCGAACAGGCTTTCCGTCTTGGATTCCTCGATCCTCTGCAGATCGTCCGGCGGCGTCGGCTTTCTGGGTACGCGCGGTTTTCCCTTTGGTGTCGGGATCCCGATGCAGGGGTTTGCGTCGATATCGCCGCAGAGAAAGGCATAGTTCAGAATCTGCCGGATCACAGACTTAGTATTATTGATGACCTTCTGAGAGTAGCCGCGCGCGGCGAAGCGCTGCAGGAAGACGACGATCTGGTGACCGGTGATGTCCGTGACATACTGGTCGCTGAAAGCGTCCACAGCGCGATTCTTTGCTGTTCTGTAACCGCATACGGTGTTTGGAGACAGGCGCGGTTCGCACTGCTCCCACCAGTCATCGGCGACGGCCTCGAATGTCCGGCCCTTGCTAGCAGCCTCGTTCGCGTGCTTTTCGCACTCACGGATATAGTCATCACGCTTTTGTTCGACTTCTTTGTCGGTTTTCCCATAGAAATACTTTCGCTCGCCATTGATGGTGTCAGACAAGACAATGCGTCCGTCTTTGCGCAGCGTGTATTTTGTCCTTTTTCTTGCCATGGGCGTCCTCCTGTTGGGGTCTTGCATAGTGAGAAATTTGTACAATCAGATATTTACAATCCAGAAAAAGCGTCATAAAATAGAAGTAAGGGTGTGCATTATTTTGCGTGTCCAGAATATCGACAACAAATCTACTGTCCTGGTGCTGCAGCACTGGGGCATTTTTGTATAAAAACAAAATATGCGGACATTTATAAAGATAATAGCGCGCAGAAATATTTAATTACAAAAAACGCTTGATTTTGCAATTAAACAATGATATTATGCACCAAACCAGACAAAATAAGAGGATTTTAAAAAGCAAGAGGTATTCGCATGAAATATGAGTCTTTAAGGACATTATATTATAAGGATCCTGAACTGTATCAGCAGGAGTATGACAGCCGGCGGAACGGAAGAGCTACTATCCATATAGATTTTGATGTTTCGGGAAAACCGGCATTTTTTGAGGAAAACAATGAAGTGTTCCTCCTTGCGACCGAAATCATGTCCTGTGACAAGAAGATTCTTGCGATAAGCAATGGATTGCCACAGATTGCGCTGCAGCAGTACAGGAAGAAGTGCCTGATCGATGAAATTGTCCTTACGAACAAGATCGAAGGTGTACACAGCAGCCGGAAAGAAATCGGTGAGGCACTTGCAGTACTCGATGAGCAATCCTCTGTAAAAGGGAAACGTCATCGGTTTATCGGGCTTGTCAATAAGTATAATAAGCTTACGAAAAGTGAGTCAGTATCTCTGGCATCATGCGAAGATATCCGGAATATTTATGATGAGCTGGTACTGGAAGAAGTTGTTGCAGAGGATCCGCAAAACGCCCCTGATGGGAAAATCTTTCGGAAGGATCAGACTACCATTCGCAGCGCAACAGAGAAAGTGATCCACGCAGGCCTGACACCGGAGGGAAAGATTATCGAAGCAATGGAAAAGGCGCTTGCGTTTCTCCACGATGATTCCATACTGTGGCTATTTCGGATCTGCATTTTCCATTATATGATTGAATATATCCATCCGTTTTATGATGGAAATGGACGGCTGGGCCGGTTTATTCTGAGCTACTGCATTGCGGAGAAATGTGAGAGCCTGAGTGCCTATCGCATTTCGGAAACGGTGAAAGAAAACATCAAAGACTATTATGAAGCGTTTCGGGTCTGTAATGATCCGCGCAATCTTGGCGATTTGACGCCGTTCCTGTTGATGATGTTGGAAATGCTCTTGAAAGCCATGCAGGAACTCGTAGACGGGCTGCAGAGACGGAAAATTCAGTGGGATCGGTACGAGAAGCTGGTAGATACTTTGCCGAAGAGCAAAAACGAAAAAATGCGTCTGGTTTACAGTTTGCTGATTCAAGCGGCGTTGTTTTCGGAGGACGGGATATCCACTTCTGAATTGCAGGAGGTTTGTGGAATCAGCTATGGAACGCTCCGGAAGCTGCTGGATAATGTAAGAGATCAAGGGCTGCTGATCCAGACAAAGCGGGGGCGGGAAAACTGTTTTGAAATGGACTTGAACCTTCTGGATGAAAAATTCATGAAACAGAACTAAACCTTTGCGTTTGTATATTGCCCCGGTGCGTTGCGCCGGGGCAATTCTCATTCTCCCTTAGTCAGGAAATGCCGCCTGTACAGCTCTTTCAGCTCATCGGCGGTGTAGTTCGTGCCGAACCGGCGATTGATGAGGCCACGCGTGATGCCCCAATTCCAGCCGTATTTGTGGACCATGCGGTAGATGACGCTATAGATTTCTGTCTGCATGCGTGCCACGCCTCCTCACACGGCGCTTTCTTCGCTGATCGCGCTGTCGATCATCTGCTGTAGCTTATCGCGATCCCACAGCAAAATGCCGTTCTTTTCGGCCAGTTGCTTTGCACCGGCGGTAAAATAATTATTTGTCATCACAACACCAACATGGCAGTTGTACATGCTTTTACCGGCGCACACTTCCTGCACTGGCGTGTTCCCCAGCGCGGAAGAATAGCATTTACACTGGACGGCATAGCGCACGCCTTCTTTTTCGGCAATCACATCAACACCTTGGTCTCCAGAACCAGGCGTCACAGACACGTTGACAAAGCCGTTTTTTCGCAGCAGGTCAGCGCAATAGTTTTCAAATTCATGGCCTTCCATACCGTCAGTTTCAGAAATGTCGATGCCTGGCATCGTGCCTTCGCAACGAACCGTGCCGTCAGCAGCTGCATATGTGTTTATAACACCGCATTCCGCAAATAACTGGTTGCGTAGTTTAATCGCAAATTCCATGGTCTCATCATCGAATTCGTTTTTGTGTTTTTCAATTTCATCTGCAAATATGCGGCATAGGCTCTCTACATGGCTGCGGCTGTTTCTGTATGTTGTTTTCGCCGCTTTTTTTACGCTGTTGTAATGCCGTTCGATAGCATCTCTTGTGTGCCATTGCTTGTTATTGACGAAAATGTCGTACTGAATAGATGGTTTCAAAGTGAATGGCACACGATCTTCAAATGCAATCAATTCATGTGTTTCGGACAGTATGGAATGATAGTAGGACAAAAACGTTTCGATGTCGTCAGCCTCGTTCGCCAATTCTGTAGACGCCTGCGCTTTTGCAATCAGATCTTGAACCGTTGAGTACATCTTTGTTTTTCTTCGCTTAGACGCCCAAAAAAGAGCAGCGCCGCTGCCGACAAGAAGTATACCATCCACAGCGAATCCGACCGTGCCGTTTATAACGCCTATCATGAAAACCGGAAATGCCAACGAAAAGCATATGACTCCGATCCACTGCAGCCCGTCAAGCTTTTGCTTGTTCTTCACAATCAATCCCTCGTTTCTGTTCTTCCTTCAACTGTTTATGTATCATCCTTCTGTCATGTGGCAACATAGACACACGGCTGATAATTGAAAAATAGCATATTTCGGGCAGTATTGCAATAAGTTAGCAAAAAACGTTCGGAATACCGAACGTTTTCAACATGCAGCCGAAAAATGTGGTAGGATTATGGCGAGGATGAAAAACAATGTACGGGAGTATAGAGAATACAAGGGCGTCAGCCTGCGCTGGCTGGCCGGAAAGGTGGCACACTATGCGACATAGAGAGGGGCAAGAGCATACCAAACGTCCGCCTCGCCATTCGGATAGCGCGGGTGCTGGGGACGACCGCGGAAAATTTGTGGGAGGGAGAGCTATGACGGAAACAGAATGGAGGACGTACTTACGGCGCGAGATCGAGCGGCTGCTGGATGAAGCAAGTGAACAAAAGCTGCGGCTGACGCTGGCACTGCTGCGCGCAGCGTAAAGAAAAACAGAAAAGCGAAGAAAGAGGAGCAGGAAATCAATCCTGCTCCTCTTTCGCGTTTTCGGCGGTGATCTGCCGGGCAAAGTCCTCGATGTCGGCCCAACGCTCTTCCGGAAGACGGGCCAGTGCCAGAAGGAAACGGCGCTTAAAGTCGTCGCCTGCGCCAATGGTCGCTCGGCCGACAAAGTCAATGATCTCTTCGTCGCGCGTAGTTGCCGTAAACATCTTGCCGTCGCCGGTGCGCAGCCAATGTTCGTCAACGTGGAACTCGCGGCAAATCAAGCTGATTATGGCGTCAATGGGTTCGTTCCTGCCAACTTCGTAATTGGCAACGGCGCCGCGCTTAATACCGATTCTGTCGGCAAATTCCTGCTGCGAAAGGCCGAGGACGGTGCGGACTTCCTTGATGCGATCGTGCATAAGCATCACTCCTCACGAAGAGGATAGCACAATGTTGCGAGAGTGTCAACATTTTTTGCAACAACAGCACAAAAACACCTTGACAACAGTAACGTCGTGGCGTATTATAGCAACAGTAGCACATAGCAATGCAACAAAGTGCGAGGAGGTGACGAAAATGCTTACAAAGAACGAGCAGAAAACCATCGAGCGGCTGGCGACGGTCATGCAGAGCATGGACGATTTGCAGAAGGCACAGCTGTGCGCCTTTGCGGAGGGGCTGGCGATGGCGCTGGAGCACAGTAAGCGCGCGTCGTAAGGCGCGCGCAATTCATTAAGCAAAAGACCATCCGCAAGACTTTGCAGATGGTTTTGGACGCAATTCATTCGATTGGAGGTGAGGACATGTACCAAGCGGCAAAAATGATGATCGCAAGCGATGGAAGGCGGAGTGCGGTACTGCTCGACGGCGTTATGATCGGCGTCGGCGTTGACGGCATCCGCCTCGACGTGAAGGAAGGTGTAGCGGAGCTGAGCATTACTGGCATTGATGTGGAGCGGTTCCGAGCCGGAAATGAAGCGGACTTCGAGCGCTTTTGCACCGGATCGTCAGGGGATGAACTGGGCGGAGAATGATAGCCATTCCTTTATGGTGTCGACGGGCAAATTCTCCATGAATATGATACCGGAATCGGTAAGCGTGTAATTGCCGCAGATGTCCGTTTTTACATATTTCGCGTTTGACAGCTCTGCCAAGCTGTCGGAGACGGCCGCATCGATGGCGGCGGCATCGTGCGATTCGGTATCGAAATAAACCGCGGAGGATTTTGCTTCCCCGTTTGCGCGCCTCGATTTATAGGCTTTGTAGATCGTGGCGAGAACCTTTTTCGCGTCCCTGGTAAGTGTGTGATCCATGATTTTTCCTCTCCTTGATTCAGTTTCAGAATGATTCTATCACTCGCATGAAGAGGAAACAAGAAAATGTGTTAATTGGAGGTGAGGACATGGATTCTATGGAGCTTCACAGGGCGCTGCGGGCACACTGCCAAAAAGAAAAGGCGGACTGCACAAAGTGCTGCCTGCGCCTTTTCTGCTACACGCCGCCATGTGAAATGACGGACGGCATAATGGAGGATGTTATTTCGTTTGCCGCCAGTCAGCATAGCCACACGGAAAGTCAAACTCATTTATGCCATTGCAGTGACGGTCGGCCGATGCCGTGCCCATGTGAACTGGACATGAGCACCGCACTAGGGTACGAACACAGCCGGCAAGGCAAGAAAACGATGAAGCTGACGGAGGACATGCTGCCGCATCACGTTGGATTTACCCCTCTGGAATGGATGCAAGCGACGTCCTGCCACAAAGAAGAACCTGATGGAGCTGAGCGGGAAGCGGCACGAGATACTCCCAAAGAGGATCTGCAGACGGCTCACAAGACCAATATTTGATTGCCTGGTCGTACATCGCGGTTAAGAGGCAGCCGCAATAAGTGCCTGTTTCATCTGTTGTGAACGTGATACCGCCGCGCAGGTGCCTGGCGTCAAATCTCTTTAGATTGTCAGGTGCGGAGATCTGGAACACCCTTGCTTGTTCAGCGTGTTCCAAGCCCCATTTTTTGAAATCGGAAATCTGTTCAACTGCAAAAAGCGAAATGAGGCGAGAAGGGCAATGCGGAAAAAGCTGTCGGCGGACGAGTTCCACTGTGAATTCAATCAACTGCGAAGAGATCCTTCTGTTCGCGGCGGCGAGTGAATCAGCGGCGACGAAGAGCTGACCAAGCGGCATGGACTGTATGGCGGTCAGCATGGACGCACGATTTGTGAAGTAGTTCAGGCAATGCTGTGACACGCCGTTTTGGAAATCTAAAAAGAAGCGTGAGGCAGCTATGTCGTGCGGCAAATCCGACAGCGGGTGCAGCGAAAGCTCACCGCTTGTCGGAAAGCAGCCAGAGCGATCCATGTGGTAAAGAATCATGAGCTACACATCCTTTTGTACGCAAAATTTCCACGTTTGCCATTTGCAGTATATCAAAGCAACCCAAAGTTTTCAATATCAGCACACTTTAAAAGGAGAGAGGTACATATGCCGCGAGAAAAAGAAACCTTCCGGCTTGAGCTGGAGGAAATATTGAAGTTCACCGGTGGCCGCCGGGTGCTGACGGTGACAGACGTCAGCAATTATACAGGGCAAAGCCGACGGGTGTGCCGCGAGCGGTACAACGTCAGCGGGAAAGAGGGCATCAGCGCCGTGGCGCTCGCCCAGATGTTGGCCAGATAGGTCAAGAGAAAGGAGAAACCAATGAAAGCAACAGGAATCGTCAGAAGGGTCGATGACCTCGGCCGCATCGTGCTGCCGAAGGAGCTGCGCCAGACGATGGGCATCCGGACGGGTGATCCCATGGAGATCTATACAGATGCGGACAGCATCATCCTGCGCAAGTATGCGCCGGGCTGTGCGTTTTGCGGGAGCGTGGACGGAGTTCGGCATATCCACGATGTGCCGATGTGCGCTATCTGCGCGAATAACATGCAGATGCTGTACCGCACGGCAGCGGGGAGAGACAGCGAATGAAGGTATTCGGAGATCCGCGCGCCAAGGCGAAGGTGCGCCGCTTGATCGTCGGCGCGACGGAGGACGCCATCATGGCTGTGACGTTTTTAGCCGTTGGGTGCCTGCTTGGCTGGGTCATGCATGTGATCTTCACAGCCCTCGGCGTCGCATGAGACGTCCGGAGGTCGTATATATGTCACCGTCAGAGCTGGCCATGCGACGCCGGAATGACCGCTGGGCAGCGCATGGCCGCGCGCGGGTGGCGCTCCCGGGGCGCAAGGCCGTGGTCGTACCGTGCGCATCGCCGTTCGCGGCGATCCAGTGCGCGGCGGAGCTGTGGGGCGTCCCATGGCAGGAAGTCGTCAACGGGGCGCGCGTCATGTGGGCGCCGCCGGAGACATAAAAAGACACCGCCTGCGAAGACCGTCAAACCCGCAGGCGGTGAAAACCCAATAGCGCACAGGGCGCGCTACACTATACATATTATAGCATACAGTTGCCCGCCCTGCAAGCCGAAAAACGCTGACGCCGCAAGGCGTTTTCAGCTTCGGTAAGACCAATTACTAACTCGACCGGAGACAGACAGGGAGGCAATCATGCCGTATGTACATCGCACCGTCGTGTGCGGGGAAACGGTCGAGCACCGCAAGATGTATTCATCCCGTGTGCACAGCAAGGAAGTCAAGCCGCGCAAGCGATCATCCGAGAAGGAGACCTCCAAGTGTCAGGAGCGCATCAACGAGCGCGTGGCCGAGGAGCATCTGCGCTGGCTCATCAACTGCAACTACCATTATGGCGACTTCCATCTGGTGCTGCACTACTGGTGCAAAACCATCACATTAGAGCAAGCCGAGCGGGACAGAGCCGCGTTCTTCCGCGAGCTGCGCAAGGCGTACGCCAAAGCGGGCAAGCGCCTGAAATACATCGCCGTGCTCGAAACCAAGCACATGACGAACGTGCATCATCACATCCTCCTGCCGCGCTTTGACGCGCAGATCATCGCCGCAGCCTGGACAAAGGTGACCAATGGCGCGGGATCTATCAGCTTCCAGATGCTCGATGACCGCAAGAACCACGCAAAGCTCGCGTCCTACCTCATCAAGGAATCACGCTCCACCATGCGCCGCTGCCGCGAGCAGGGCATCCGCCGCCGGCGGTATACCTGCAGCGCCGGCATGGCAAAGCCGGAGATCCGCTATCAGGTGACCAAGGCCGAGACGTGGAGAAAAGAGCCGAAGGCCAGACGGGGGATGCATCTCTATCGCTTTGACGATGGGTCGGAGTATAAGAGCGGCTGGCATGAGCTGAGCGGCTGGCCGTGGCAGGAGTATTACGAGATCAAAGACACCACATAGGAAGGAGCGTCCACAATGGGCATCAGCATGGACAGCCTGCCGCCGCGCTATCAGAAACAGGCGGCGCGCAAGCTGGATCCTGTGGCGTATGAAAAGGCGCTGCAGTTTTTCCACGCCGATGAGTCGGCGAAAAACCCAGCGCGTCAGGCACAGGGGAGTATCAGCCGTGCGACCGGGGAAGGCTTTGAGGCGCAGATTCTCACGGCCTGCGCGTATTACCGGGCGCATGGCATCGCGGAGATCGACAAGACGCCGGAGCCGATCAAGGTCATTTCCGGCCGGCATCAGAATCCGAGCGGCTGCTGGTCGTTCGAGGCGGTTTTCACCAAGCAGGCGCAGCCGGATTTTCAGGGCACGCTATGCGGCGGCAGCAGCGTAGTGTTCGAGGCCAAGGCCACGGACAAAGACCGCATCATGCAAAGTGCGGTCACGGAAGAGCAGGCGCGTGCACTGGAATCGCACGCCAATATGGGCGCGCTGGCGTTTGTGCTGGTGTGCCTGCGCGGGCGCGCAGTGTATCGTGTCATGTGGGAGGACTGGCAGAACATGAAAGAACTATTCGGCCATAAGTACATGACGGCCGTGGAGCTGGAGCCGTACCGGGTGCAGATGCGCCGGGGCGTGATCCTGTTTCTCGGCGATCCGGAGTGAGGTGGGGACATGGCAATCAAAAACTACACGACAAAAGTGGATGCATATACGTCCATCGGAGAAATCCAAGGCGCGCTTGCACGCCACGGCGCCACCAAGATCATGATTGACTACGACAATGGCAAGCCGCAGGCGATCGCGTTCGGGATCGACACGCCGGCGGGG